ATGTATTTGTTTCGTCTCGTACTCTGCAGTTTCATGAGTTTGGGATTATCCCTTCTCTTGACCCCTTGGGATTCACTCTACCGAATGATCTCATGTTCCTTCTGTCTGAAACCGGATTCGAATCTTGTTCGCTTACAGCTAATACTGATCAAGTCACTTTGACAACTGACAACGGCGCTGTGACTCTATCCACTGGATATGATGTCACTCAAGATGTTTCTTGGTGTACAGATGGGGCCGCTCTTGGAGGGGATGAATATAGCACACCGAGTGTCTATGATCCCGCTACATGCAAAACCATCTGGGGAGAACCTGAAACAGGCTACGCTGGAATGGGTCGTTTGGTTGTCGTGAAGGGGCCTGGGAACAAGGGAATTTGCCTTGACTTTCATTTTTCCAACCGGGGAGTTTTCTTCCGTCAGGCTGGACAGATATCGTCTCAGCAGTTTCTTGGTCCCATGACCGAACTCAGCCGTGACTTCTTGCAGTATTTGACGTACGCGCCAAATCTGTCCTCTCGAATCGTTGAGCTAGAGAAGCTGGTTGCCCATCTAATGGGTGTGCCTGTTGACCTGGACCAACGTGTTCAACTGTCTTCTGTCTCTAATCTACGTTCCGTGTTTGAGAACCGGATGGGAACCGTCGTTGACTATCAAGACATCAAAAATGTTGACGATGACCGATGCCCACTCTGTGCTTCTCTCTGCGGATACGATGAACTGTGTCCTGCGTGTTCGAATGTTCGTTCTGGAGATCGTGTGATTCATGTCTGTCAAAACTGTGATAACACCATGGCCTGTCGATTTCAGTCATGCCCGTTGTGTGGAGGTTTACCTCTTCGGATGTATGAGAAGATTTGGCTTGTTGGTAAAGAAGTCCGCAATTATATACCAGTAATTGTTGAACATTTGCCAATTTCTAAGCCGCTTCTCTTGCAACCTCAGCACATGAAGGCGTACTGTCCTTGTCCTTCTGGATACTGCCCTGGTCATCAAATATATCATCATCCTGATGATTGTTGGCCAGAACCTGAACCTGAACCTGAACCTGAATCCGAAAC